TAGGTGCTAATAGGTTTAAATTCGTAGTTAAGTTATTCGTTGCCATATCTCTTATTTATACAAAAAAAGAGGGTTCCCTTTCGAGAACCCTCAGTCTTAAAGATTAGTTAATCTTCAATGATTAGGATAGTGAGCTTGAGCCACCTACGTTAATGTTGCTAACACCAAACTTACGGTAGTATTGGTTACTATCTATTGTTAATGATGCGAACGGATTCGCTACAAGACCATAACGAGTCTTGAATGCCATTTTTGGCTGGAATGTTGTTTCATCAATCGCACGAACCATAGTTAGTGGTACGTATGGGCAATAGAACAATCCTGCGTCGAATGGTGAAGTTCCCTTATAACCTACAACTGCATAATCTGATACAGCATATGGGTCAATGTAGACCTTCATACGTCCGTTAAGTGTTCCAGCAAATGTATTACCAGAATCATCAACGTTTAGGTTAGCAGAAATTGCATTAGCATAATCTAGAGAACCAGATGCTGCTAGAGCAGAAGCTACATTAGAAGAACAGATAATGATATTACCCTTTCCTCTACGAGTTTCTTTTGCAATTGTATTAGCCTCAACTTCTAATTGGAAGATAAGAGACTTGAACTTCTCAACAGCCCAACGACCATCAGCGTCTCCGACCAAGTCGAATGTGTGCTTTGTAGCACCAGCTGGTTTAGCAATATTGCCAAGACCTAACTTAGCTGCTGTGACAATCTTACGAATAACCTCACGGTTGATTTCAGCAAGAATTTCTGCAGATAGGATATTAGCCAATTCAGACTCAGCGTCAAGACCATGAATAGCTTTAAGGTCTTGAGCCATTTCCATTGAGTATTCTGCCTTAAGAGCACGTGTTACAGCAGTAACAGATGTCTTTTCGATAGAGATACCAGCTTGGTTGAATGCATCACCTTCGCCAATTGCTAGAGTATTACCTGTAGCAGGAGCGTAGTTTGGGTTACCTTCACCGTCAGCGACAGTATCACCAATATCATTGATTGCGAAAGGCGAATCTTCTGTTGGTCCTGTTTGTCCCTTAGCAGAGAATGCAGTATCAATATCTGCACCGATTGCTGGGTGAAGTAACTCAGGTGAATCAGTATCAACTGATGTTGTTTGTTCTGACTTGTGAGCCTTAAGTGCAAAGATAAGACCAGTTGGTCCGCTCATTGGCTGAACACCCGCAACGTCATATGCGATAAGGTTAGGCATTGCACGTCTAACCATTGAGATAAGAATTGGGTCAAATCCATTGGCTGAACCAACTGTACCCAAGTCTGTAGAAGTAGAAGATGTACCTGAACCAAAGTTACTTTCAGAGAGTTGCTGTCTTTGAGCAACTTCTGTATTTTCAAGCAACTTAGCAGTTACACTTCGACGATAGTTATCTTGAATAGGAGCTGCACTCTCGTGGTCGAGAACGGCACCCCACTTCTTGATATTTGTGTCTTCGTTTAACATTTTAAATTTCCTTTATTTAATGTTGTTATTGTTTAATAATTGAACTGTTTTTTTCCATTGCAGTCATAGCGTTAAGATAAGCACTCATATCAGGTGATACTACACTTTTCTTTTCTTCGCCTTGACCCTCAACAATTACTTCTACATCACCAGATGTTGAAGTAGATTCTTTGATTTCTTCCTGTGAACCAGAGAAGAATGTTTCCTTAACGGTTGCTACCTTGCTAGTGAAAGATTCTTCACTTACAAATTCTGCACCATCAAGAAGTTGATTAAGTTTTTCAACTTGTGTAGAAGTTAAATCTTCAGAGTGTTCTCTAATGATTTTATTACGAAGTAAGTCTTCTAGCTTTTCTTCAAGGTCTTCTTTATCAGACTCTGCTTGTTCTAGAGAACCCTCTATCAACTTAACCTTTTCATCGAGCTCAGAGACGAGGTCTCTTTTCTCTTCTGGTACGTCAATATAAGACTCTGTAAATAGAGTTTGTAATCCCGTGATGAAACCTTCAGTAATATCTGAACGTAGTTGAGAATCAACAACAGACTCATTTTCTTCCACCCAATTTTCTACCACGTATGTTAGATAATTGTCGATTTTTTCAATCAATGATGTACGAACATGGCCTAGCTCCTCTTGTAAATCAGTCGCGTATTGTTCTTCTAATTGGTTACGAATATCGTAAACCTTATTAGCAATCGCAGCTTCAAATACTACTTGAGCTTTTGTTTTGAAGTCTTCACTTAGATTAGCATCAGCTTGAACCAACAAGTCAACTTCTGACTCAAGGTCGAATGATTCGTCCATTGTTTTACAAGATGCCATCTCTTTTTTCAATTTCCCGTATTGGGCTTGTAGAGATGCCTTCTTTTGAGACTTCATCATTTTGTATGCGGCTTGAAGCAAGTCACCCTTGTTCATTGATTTAGCGTCATCAGATGACTTCTTTACAACTTGTGCAATTTCGTCACCTTCTTTTTCACCATCAACTTCTTCTGATTTCTGAGTGTACATAGCATGAAGTTTGCCATAGGCGTTATGAAGTTGTGATTTCTTCATACCCTTCATTTCTTTATACATTTGATTCAAGATTTCAGCTTTTGTTTTGGGGGCTTCTTCTTCATCTTCGTCTTCGTCGCCTTCAACTTCTTCGTCGATTTCTTCATCTTCGTCGTCGTCTTCTTCTTTGGCTTCTTCGACTTCTTCTTTGTCATCTTCTTCTTCGTCTTCGTCAGCTTCCTTTTTGGTTGCTTCTTCGACTTCCTTCTCGTCATCTTCGTCTTCGTCGGCTTCTTCTTTTTTAGCCTTCGCTTCCTCAATAACTTCTTCTTCTACCTCTTCTTGGCTTTCGCCTAAAAGAGTTTTTAAGACTGTTTCAGAAAGACTATCCTGCTTAATAGAATCTTCTGCAGTTACCTGCTCCGTTTCTTCAACAAGAGTATCTTCTTGAGCGTCTTCGATTTTAGTTGTATCTTCTGACATAATTATACCCTTATGTTTATAGTTTGGAGAGGAAATCTTGAAAGATTTTTTCCTGCGCTTCAGTAATCCGCGAGGAAGGAGTCTTCTTAATTTCAGTCTCATACTTTTCAATTTGTTGAGGTTTTAAGATACCATTCTCCATAATCCATTCTACACCTTCCATAATGCCATCTACGAAGGCCTTAGGTGCAGAGGGGTCTTGGACAATGTCTACGGTAGATAATATATAATCATCTTTCACGTATGTCTTACCATCTTTTTGTTCAACAGTTCCCATACCACGACTAGAAACACCTAACTTTACACCACCATCCATAAGTCCTTTCACTATTTGTCCCATTGGTGTGTCCAGTATCAGTGCTCTTCCAACAACATTATTACCTTCAAATTTAAGTGAGGTAATTTTGTGTGAAACTTTATCTAAGTTAATAGTAGGACCTGCAGGGTGATCTAATTCACCAACTGCTCTTCCTTTACTAACTTGCTCCGTTGAGTATTTTCTGACCGCTTCGGCCAATACTTCTTTCGGATAAATTCTTTTATTGCGATTCTCAGCTTCAGATTGCATAAAGACACCTTCAATAAAGCGCTCTTTATTTCCGGTCTTTTTATTATCTTCAGTGATATAATCAATCCCTTGATCGTTATGTTCCGTTATTAGTAACATCTTCTCTTTCGATTGTTTGGTTATTAAAAATTTGTGATGTAAGGCCTACCTTACGTACATCTAAAACATCTTCGACTTTACTAGTAATAGCTTGGTCAAATGCTATCTTTGCGCCTTCAGTGTTATCTGACACCAAAGCGTTAAACAATTTTGTTGCTTCTTCACTCATATCTTTATTCTCTATTTATAATTATTACGATTTTGAAATGCTATTCTTCATCATCTGGTGATTGCAAAATACCAGCTTTCATTTCAGTATCAATTTCCTTTGTCATTCTATCAATATCTTCGTCAGATTGATGAAGAATGTTACGTCTTAACCACCCAACAGAATAGTATTTTCCAATTAGGTTTTCAAATTCACTTGCCATTGTTAGGCGTTCTTTCATAATTTCAAACTCTTTTAATTCAGAGAAATAGTTATCCTCAATAAAGTCGAGAGAAATAGTTTCTGAAATCGAAGGCCATTCGTCAGCTGATATAATACCTTTCAGTATTAGCTGAGTTTTAAGAGCATCAAAGAAGATTTGAGAAAATCTCTTTCGTAGTCTGTTAATAAATCTTTGAAACTTAACCTCATCACGAGATATTTCGGTGGCTCTACCAAATGTATATTGAGCGTCATCTTCTAATCTGCTAACAGGTATATTAAGAGCTCTGAACAATTTCTTTTGAAAGAATGTGACATCTTCTATTTGTCCAAGATTATCTCCACCGGGTAGAGTAGTAATCTCAGTTCCTCGTCCACCTTCTCTTCGTGGTAGATAAAAATCTTCTAACATAGACATATGACGTCTATCGTCAGTAACTTCTCCAGTCGATGCATCATATACTAATTTGTTACGATACTTAGCAACAACGTTCTGTACATATTCTTCTGCTTTATTCTTTGGAAGGTTACCTACATCGATATAAAATATTCTTCGCTCAGGAGCTCTGGATACTCGATAGACGACCAAAGAGTCTTCCATCATACGTAACTGATTTACCAGTTTAATGGCTTTGTGAAGATGCGACACGACTCTTGAACGCGTCGGGTCAGTGATACCTGAGTTCGCAGAAATAATAGCTTCTTTTGCAATTTTGACCCCGCCAATAGTACCAGCATTTCCTTTACCTTTTTTACCTTTTTCTGTATAGACATAATACTCTGATTTTATATCTGATATTTCTACTTTAGTTTTTGGGTCTACTCTCTTTTGAATCTCTTTAATCTTTGTTAAACATAAAGGCTCAACATATCGAAGCTCTTTAATACCTTTTTTAGGATTAGCTTCATCAACTATAGCATGAAAGTAAATTTGGCCATCAATGTACCAATCTCTAAACAATTCAGCAGCTTTATTATTAAATTTGAATAGTTGAAGAATATTATTAAACTCTTCAATCATTTTTTTCTTAATCGAATCTGGTTGATCTAATTCATCTAAAACCAGCTCAACTGGAGATGATTTATCAGCTGATGCAATTGCCTGGTCGACAATATCTGCTATAGCAGTGTCGCATTCAGGTTGCCGTGCAGCCTCGCGATATTTTAAAATTAATTCATGTTCGCTATCGGAAGTAGTACCTTCCATATCCACATATTGCCCAAAAAACTGGCCAGTGGCGTTCGACGTGACTTCTATACCACCGACATCATCCGTAACGGGAATCGGTGAGACAAGGTTTTTCTTATCCTTGCTATCGTCAACGACTTTTCTTGTTATATTTAATCCAAATATTTCCATAATATATATTTATAAGATTAGATAAGGGAGCTGAGCATTAAACTCAACTCCCTTTCTAATTAAACTTTTAAGTTGTTACGTTGGCGGATTCCCAATATTGGTAGGCCATCTCAACGGTGAATTCTGCAATCGTGTCAGTTGTTTCATAACTCAAATCAACAGCTCCTAGATTTACCGGAAAGGCTCCTCTAATATTGCATGATTTAAGTACATTGTCATTTCTGTCTAATTGCTCGACTAACATATCCGCTTGGTAGTCGACTGGATTAACCAATCCTGTACCCGAAGCGTGTTCGTTAATTCCATTCATCCATCGTTCGAATGAATTTCTAACCACCATACTAGATTCATTAATAACTGTAATATTCCAGTTTTCGAATGTTCTATCTCCAGCGATCTTTAATTGACGACCTCGGAAAGGTACATCAATTTGAGAAACCACTGATGAAGGTAGTTGAGCAGCCTTACACATAAATGAGGTTAGCTCGACATCTCCTCCGGCATAACCGGGGAAGTTGATTGTGGCACGAAATAGATTTGGTCTACTTCCGCCGCCTGTTAGTTTCGATTTAAAATCGTCTACTCTAAATGTTGCCATGTCTTATATCTCCTCTTTTATTTATACATTCCCAACGATCTCACTGAACTCAACGCCTGTTCTTGTGGCGATAAAGTTAAGAGTGATAAAGTTAATAGAACGAGCTGGTTTAATATAGATATCCGCAACGAAACGATTTGTATCGATTACTTGACCGGTATTATTGGTTTCATCACATACTACTAAGAAGTCTGTAATACCACGTCTACCTTGAACATCGCGTAAGAATGGTTCAACTAAGTTTCTGAAAGAAGCTCTGGTGAACTCATCGTTTAGTTCGAATAACTGGAATTTTGCTGCAGTAGCAATTGCTTTCTCAAGAGTGATAAACAATCTACGTACATTAATTCTATCGAACGCGGAAGGTTTAGCTTGTAGAGTTTTATCTCCAAACAATACTGTACCTTGACCGGGGAATGTTACAATAGGATTGATTCCTGCCTTATACAACTCATCTCTTTGAATTTTAGATGGGTTGAAAGCCAACTTAGTTACTCCGCGTAACTGACCTCGATTGAATCCACCTGGTGAGAACCATGTTTCAGCAACTTGATCGGTATTTGCACAAAGACCGGCTAAGTGACCTTGAGTTCCAATATAGAGGAACTTATCATTAAACTTATCGTAAACATAAACTGCTGTCGAACCAAGAACTCCATAAGAATTTCTAGGTGTGATTACAGCTGATGTTGACTGTAAGAAGTCTTTTACGTTATCCAAAGGAGTTTGTGTATTAACTGTATCTGCGATAGGAGGTGTAATAAATCCTACACAATCCTTACGATCAGTTGCAATACTCAATACTTTATTGGCTAATACGGTTTTTCCATTTGTATCTTCTTCTGTGAAAAGTAAGTTTACATCTTGCGTTTCTGAATCAGCTAGCAAGTCTAATGCTTGACTGATTTCTCCGTCTTCTCTCGTTCCAGCGTCAGCTCCACCTGTTAGTGAATATGAACCACCAGTTGAAGCAGCCGAAGCATCTCCAACATAAACCCAATCAGAGCCTGTATTAATCACATCTTTGAAGTAGTTATTAGTACCATCTTCTTTCTTAGCTCCATCCGTAGTAGATAGGAAAGGCCATCTTTCAACGACGGTTTCCGATGTACCAGAATCAGTTAGAGCATCAGATGATGATGTTACTAGAATATGAACTTCACCAGAATCTGGTGCTGCATCAAATTGAGAATTGGCTAAAGTTGTGCCAGAACCAATTGTTAATGAAGCTGCATTGGCAGAAGTAATAACATATGTTTTAGTACCATCTCCTAATATTCCAGCATATCGTGAATAATAACCTGCATCTAATCCAGTTGCATTATCAAAGTCATCATCATTCTTGATGAGTTTATCTCCACCTGCTCCTGTAATAGAAATTTGAGGACTGAAGTCATGAGGTTGATCAGTTGCGACTGTACCTAAAACTGGATATACTTCTACGCCATCGGCAAGAATCTGAAGTTTAGGCGAATCACCAGATTGAATAGCGTGGTCTATATCGGTTTGAGCAATAGCTCTGTTATAATATCCACTTCCGCCACTTGTAACATTAAAGTGTTGTAAAGAATATTTAAGAGATATTAATGCTCCTGAACCAGTTCCACCAGTTGCAATCTGATTAGCAAACTTTGTTGGTGTAATTAATCCGTTTGATCTTACAGGTGAACTATTTTGTTGCTTAGCAGAATTGACTTTTTCAGAAACTGAAGTAATTGTTCCATCAGTGACTGTAGCTGTTAAAGAAAGTTCTTTACTTTCTCCTAAGTCAATCTTAATAACATCACCATCAGTATATCCGGTTCCGCCTTGGCTAAGAATAATTCCTCCGCCACCAGCGCCAGTACCATCAGAATGTAATGATTGGACACCATATATAGGTTGAACTTCAGCGCCAGACCCTGTACTTGAAACCACTAAGATTTCAGAAGGTATGTCAGCTGCGGATCCGATATCTTTCAGACCATGATCAGCAGTTTCTAGAAGTTGTCCACTAGGTGAATCTGATACTCCTTGAGTATCTCTAATTCCTATTCCTGTGATAACTCCAGCTGCAGATGCGCTAGATGAGTTTTTGAGTGAAGAGTTCGACGCTCTTACAGTTTTAAGAGCCGAACCATATTTTAAAAACGAAGATGCTGTGTAAAAAGGACGAGCATGCGAGCTATCCGGTTTACCAAATTCGTTTGCGAGATCAGATTCAGAACCTATGAGTTTTATTTGCTCAATCGGCCCCCATCTGAATGTACCGGCGAATCCACCTATTGAGGTAGAGACCGCTGGCACAACATTTGTTAGGTCGATTTCTTTTACTTCGACCCCAGCAGATACTTGGAATGCCATAATTATTTTCCTTTGTCAGTTAGTTTAATGATAAGTTTATTCATAATAAGGTTTTATCTCAATTTCAATCTCCTCTATTTATAAGAAGCGCAATTTAGAGGGAGTTGAACGCCTTTAACTCATCAGCCAACTGACTTGTCCAATGACCACCTATGGTTCTCTTTTCTTGTATTTGGCCTATTGGTGGTAAATCTTCTTCTATCTCTTTTGATGAAAGAGTATTAGAATATAAAAGCTGTCTTAAATCTGTTTCAGAAAGATTGCCAAAAGCGTCTGATGAAACAAACCAGCCAAACATAACTAAATTCATAACCAAGTCATCATGGTTACCATCAGATGCAGCATAACTTCCACCTTTTACTTCAAAGGTTGTTAATTCATTAATTGTTTGTTCATCTCTTATATCTAACTTTCCTAATTCAATGATATCTTTAAGATTCGAGCAACCAATCCGTTTAATCTTTTTATTCATAGTAACACCTACACCGTCAGATTTAACAGTCGATTCTACAAAAAGATTTTCATATTCATATTCATAATAGATAGCATTACAAACAACTTGACCAATATCATTATTTTCTACTACAACTAATGCGTCGTTGTACTTTTTGGCTTCTTTAATTACAACATCTGGGAGCACCAATGGTGAAATAACATTATCTCTAAACGTAGCTACCTGCTTAAAGTGATTAGGCATTACATCTATAATATTAAATGTAGAATAGTCTTGTCCTCTACCCTTTGACACGTCTACAGTTAAAACATATATGTGACCAGGTATCGGGTCTTCATAATATTTTATATTGTCTTTCCAATGAATAGGACTGAATGATTTCATTCCTAATAAGCACGTAGGAGCTATTAAAGTATTTGATGTACCAAGAAAGTTATTGCCAAATTCTTGTTCAAATTGGAATTCAGATGTATTAGCTATTGTTTGTTTTTTCCAAGCCTCATCTCTACCTGGTACATCCCACCAATCAACCCGAAAAGATTTAAAGTCATTATCTTTTCTTTTTGCACCTTCATATAATTTGTAATAAAGATTTCCAACACCATTTGCAGTCGAGGTAATAATCACCTTTGTTTCACTACCCGCTGTAATTACAGGATATGTGGAAGTATAAAACTCATTAGCTCCTTCGACAAAAGCAAACTCGTCAAGGAATAGTAAGTTGACTGAAAGACCACGAATAGAAGATGCGGATGTTGCTGCTGCAATTATCTTTGAATTATTAGAGAATCCTATCGAGCCTTTATTTAATTCCTTTGCTCCAGGCTGAATAAAGTGAGGTAAGTTTTCTAAAGCTAACGGAATTCGAGAAAGCATCTCGCGCGCGGTGGCTCCTTTATTAGCAAGAATAGCAACAGTCTTATCAGGGTGAAAACACACATACCATAGAATATAAATGATTGAACTAATAGACTTGCCTGATTGTCGACATGCAAGAATAATAGAAAATCGATTATCATTAAAATGCTGTAACATCTTTCTTTGATAGTCATAGGGTTTAAATTGCATTAACCCTTTATCAAGATTTATTACTTTAATATATTTTGATGCAAAGTAAACCGGGTCTTCCATACACCTAGAATATTCTTGTACTTCTTCTTCGGTATATGGATGTTCTACGCCATCTCTTTTTACAAGCGCGTTTCCTAAATATCCAGTACTAGTCTTCGGTTGTGACATCTATAGCCTTTTTTGTTTTTCTCAAGGCTTTTTGTAATTCTTGTGTAGAACCTACAAAGATCGCGTTGTTAGTCGTAGTATTTGACATTGCGTCTTTTCCTTGAGTGATATCTTTTCTTTTCTTTTGTACATCAAGTAATTCGCCGGTCAAATCTCCGGTCTGTTTTATCATATTAGAAAGAACTTCGAATGCTCGAGGGTGTTCAGTTTCAGAGGCTATTACTGATAGGTGTTCTAATGCTTCAGTAGACTTACCAATTAAATCTTTTAGAGTTTCTCTAACAAGATGAACATCGGTTTCTGTATCGTGAATAATATCTTCTTGCCTTGATACTAATTTTACCCCTGGTCTGACTGGTAAGTTAGCTGCCAAAGCATCTCTCATTTTATCTTTTTTACTCATAATCTAAAACTCGGACTTATAAATCCAAAAGTAGTTGTAGCTGTAAAGCTAGACTCTGTATCAGTTGCTCCTGTTGTTATTTTGACTCCAGCTTCTGGTGTGGCATCTGTTATCATTACTGAAGGCGCAGGTGGAGTTGGTGATGTATGAAAATATGCTTCTGCTGTTTTAATAATCGGTGATTTAATAACTTCACCATAGAAGTTAACTTTCATTATAAAACTTAATGTATATGTTAAAACTCTTGTATCTTCATAAGAACCTTCATAGTCATCATCAACACTAACGCTTTGAAGAACTATAGGTACATCCATTGATGAACCGGGTCTATGCATATCTTTAATCGCAACTGTATAGTCGGGTTTAAAGGTTGGAACTATTTGTTCTAAAACCTGTAAAGCAGTGTCTTGGTCTTTACCAATAATAACTAAATCCATTCCAACATTATAGGCCACTCCTTGAAATAATGTATTTCTACCACCTGGACTATCTGAATATTTTAATCTGTTTAATTTGTTTAATTGACGAGTTGAGTCAAAATCAATCGAAGTAATCTGAAAAGACATTCTTGGTAATTTCAAAGATAATCTATTAGTACCAGCTCCGCCATCTGTTAATTTAGATAAAAACTTTTGTGCTGGACCATAAGCAATGGGTACTCTTTCCTTTGCCTTACTTGGTTTAGTGTAATGGATATTGTTAAATATCGTTCCAAAAACTGCAACGCATTTTCGAATAGTCTGATTATAATATGGTCTTCCGCTAAGCATTTGGTAATCCGAATGGGTTATCTACTGAAAAGTCGATAAAGTTGTTTCCTATTGTTTCAAATTCTGAGTTATCTGAATCTGGGTCTACTGATTCCATCTGAGCCAAGTCAGTGGATAAATCAGCTCCAATGTTTGTTATTACATAACTTGCACCAGATGTTTCTCCTATAATATTGTTTCCATCAGGTACAAATGTAATACCTGGCGAATCATCAAATCCTTGTACTCCGTATACAGTTAAGTACTTATTGACAGAATCCCATTCTGCAACTTCAGCCGATATAGTTCGTGTACCTCCAGTAGACTCATCAGGTATAATTTGTGAAATATTTTCTCCAATGTGATAGTCACCTGATCCAGCCCCTAAAGTCAATCTTTGTCTATCTGCAAATTGAGTTTCATATGTATCAATTATATCCACTCCAGTGTCGATATCTTCTCCACTATATTTAAAGAGCTCACATTTTAGTTGGAACGTTGGAAGATTTTGTAATTGATAAAAGGGGTCTTCTGCCTCAACAAAAGTAATTTCAAATAAACCTTTTGCAAAAGGAAGATATACAAGGTCACCTTCCATCGGCCTTCGAGTAACAGACCTATCTAAATCAGTATCACTTGCAACGTGGCGACCTACTAATTGTTCCCATCGACGATTTGCGATAACCAGTGTTACTTGGTCTTTGATTTCAAGACCAAACTTAGAAAGTAAATCACCTTCACCTTCATAACCATCTACATTAGCAACATATGCTTCAATCATATATGAAGAACCAAATGAACTCAATTGGTCTTCGTTGAAAATAGAGTCTTCGTTGACTATCTTACGGGGAATGTAATAGGCATCATGCCCATAGATTTTTAAACCTTCTATGGTAATGTCTTCGTAGAGATTTTGCTCTCCTGTTGTCCCTTGACTAAAGTATACATTTCTTGGCATAACATATTTAACCTATAACAAAGTGAGGAGGCATCTCGTGGGCGAGAATCATTTCCTCTTCTAGTTTATCGATTTCTTCTTTCGCGTCGTCAAAAATTTGTCGGCCATTTAATGTAACACCACCTGGTAGTTGCATGCCTTCAAATTTTATAAGGTTTAAACCCCATTGTCTTTTAATTAAAGCAGTTGTATATCTTTTTAAAAATCTATCATTATATACATCAGCAAAAGTATCTGGGTCGACTACTTCATAGCCATCAAAAATAATGTACTTATCTTTTCCTAAATTGGTTAATGTTTCATCACTATGGAAATTTACTCGATTCTTATGACGTGTATATTCTATTTTTTCAAATACACCATTAATGTTTCTTTGAATAAGAGACATATATTGTTTTGTGATTTCATAGTTAACTAATCCACCGCCATAAGGTCCACCCAAATCAAATATATCATTTAAATGTAATTGATAGTCTACCGAGAACATATTAGAAGATGAACCCTGAGTTACAATATCAAAAACATTATTGACAGAAAGAAAAGTGTTTGGTATATCGATATATTTGTTTTCTATATCACCTTTAGTAACGGATGCGATGGTTGCAGTTGAGCTTGAAGCGCTTCCAGTAATTACTTCGGTCGTAAATGATGTATTAACAACATCAACATTTTTATATCGAATAGTGGTTGAATCTGTTACTTCAGCAATTTTTGCAGTTGCGCCAGAAGTACCACCTGTTATTGTTTCGCCAACTTTAAATCCAGTGGTTGAATCAACTGTTAAAGATGAGTCTGTAATTTTGTGTTTACGAATACTACGTACAACTGCATCTCCGTGATATTCTTGATAATACTGAATAGCATCATCAACTCTATCATCAAGTTGGTCTTCATCTACATTAATTTCAATTACAGGAGCTCCGAGGTTCCGTAAACAATAATCAATTAATGTAGCTCTGCTAGTTGGTTTTGCCATTTAAATCCTTTATTCTATTTATAAGGTTATGTATATACTATGAATAATTGTCCAGTAGAGTTTCTATAAACATCTCCGTTAACGAGACCCCCATTCTTTGCTGCGGCGTTAGATAAATATACTGGTACACTAGTTCCAAGATTAAGTTGTTGAGTAATCGTGGTCGGTTTGGAGATTGTAATATCTGTTCCATTCTTCTCTACCTCTAATATAACTGTATTTGCGTCATTGCCATTTTTATGGGTTATTTTAAACCTTCCTTGGTCTACATGACTATAAGAACCATACATTCCCATTTGAACTTCATCGGCGACACCGGTATGAGTAAACCTAATTCCATCTGCAGAATCACGACCATCACGAATCATTAGAGCTTTAGGATTTCCGTTAGCACCAACATCTACATTAGAAATAAATTTTGTAGTGACAGTTTCAAATTTAATAACGCTACTAGCGCTAGAAGTAGCTGCAGCCTGAGAAATTACAAATTCATTATTCGAAGCAGAATGGTATTTCATTGTAATACTATCAGTGGCTGAATTAGTTCTAAAAAGTCGAAGAGCACCATTATTAGTATAGCAATAATGTTTCTGTAATCCTTTAGTACCTCCTGTTGCTGTTGCTCCAAATATCCCACTTCCAGTAAATCGTGAATCTCCAGCAACTACAAATTTATAAGATGAAGATGGTGCACCGGTTCCTACACCAACATTATTTGTATCAGCTCTTACTGTAAATGTATTAGAACCAATATCGGCATAAAAGTTTCCGTCTATTCTTCCATTACCACCTACATGAAAATCCTCTAAAACATTACCACCAGCCACTCCAATACCAACCTTACCTCCGCTACTAATTTTCATCGCGGTGGTTCGAACTCCACCTGCATTTTGTAGAAAACTAATTATACCTTTACCAGAACCATTTCTAGCTTCTAATTGAAGATTTCCGCCACTATTAATAAATGAACATCTCTGATTTGTACCATCACTATCTATTAAATCTAATCGAGGAGCATTAGCATAAGTAGCTCCAGCTCTAGTAACTGTGATAGCTCCTGTTGTCATTGGACTTTCTAATGTTGCGGGTCCAATCGATAAATTCGGTGCAGTTATAGAATGAAGATAATTAGGGTCAGAAAAAGTTCTTTGGATTTTAAATCCACTTGAGCCCCCAAGTTGAATCGTTCCCGTCTCATGTGTGTTTGAATCTCCTGTAGTTTTAAAGATTGTTCCACCATCCGTTTTTGTTTCAATAGATGAGCTACCGGTGTGTTGAGACTGAACAATTAATTTAGCATCACCATCTGTTGCTTTAATTGTGGCTGTAGAAGCGGCAGTCCCATAACCCCCAGTTCCCTCTAAATTAAATGCTGCATTAGCACCTTTAGCATCGATTCTTAATGGTCCAGCTGCGTTGCCATCACCATGTGAAAGATTGTTAAATGCATATACATCGGTACTTCCAGTTGTATATGAAAACTGATAATTGTTTTGTATTTCTTGTACACCAGTAGAATCATATACTACTTTATGAACTTTAAATTCACCACCTTTTAAAATACTATCACTACCTTCTATTCTTATATTATCATAAGATTCTTGAGCATCTGTACCGGCTGAACGTACTCTAAGTTCACCACCTGTTGGTGAATCGATTAATGTTAAACTATCACCTATAATGTTTCCATTAACATTTAAATTATCACTAATTGTCAATGCACCATTAAGAGTGGTGTTTCCATTAAGAACCGGAATGATTCCGACCGTGTTTGCTGTAACCTTTGTACCAGCTGAACGTATTGATGCTTTAATTGACATAGATTAGGTCTCCGTTGAAAGTGTTACTCTTGGTGTAATTTCAATCTGACCCTCTAATACTCTGTTAACTTCATTAGTCGATGCTTTTCTAATTTCAATATCATAAACATATCGACCAGCTTTTATTGTCGATGTTTCTGCGGCTGTTAATGATACTACAATTCCTTTATCACTTGAAGTAAAAGTTGTTGCGCCTGATACATCTCCTACAATAGAAAAGGTAGCAGCAGAATTAATAGAACCATGAGATTTTCTAATTCGACCCGCTCCAACAAAGTCTGTTAAAGTTGCGTCAGCTCCACTTGTTACTTCATTTAAATCTACAGTAAATGTAAAGGTTGAACCTTGGTCTATAAAAATGTTTGAATAAGTTGCCATAATTATCTCTATTTATATTATAATAGGCTTGTGTCGGGGCGGGTTGTACCTATTAATTGAAATCTTTGAACCTGACCAAATTGAGTAATATTTTCAAACTCGATAAGTCTATTATAAACATCATCTGAAACATTTCCAATTATACCACCCGGTTGAAAATAAACCCCTTCAGCCGTGTGGCCGGCAGGAATAGTGGTACCCGGCTGAGTAATAGTAGTATTTCCTGTTGCAGTTTCGGTGATAACAATTCCATGTTGTGATACACTTGTGTTGTGAAAAAAGTCAGAGCCGGGTACTTGATTAACACCCGGGCTATTATTTCCATAATTACCAGATGCAAAGAATGATGAACATACTACTTTTGTTATAGGACCGAATCTAAACTCTGATAGAGGGTTTGTTATTTCCCCTGCGCGCGGAGAAGCATATGATACTTTAACCGAGTTGACTGCGTCAACATTTAAATCAGTGAGGCCTTCAGGTATTGTTCTCAGTCCAGTTGCGGTTGATAAGAATGGAGGTGCAGTGTTAGTTGGTTTGAAACATTGATATTTTAAACTTGCTTTAGTCGCATCTTTACAAATTGTAACACCAAATCCAACTTTAACAACACTGGTTAAAGGTTGAACTTCATATGGAGCATCAGGTTCAAACAATCCCAATCCCACAGGAACATTAGGTGAATCGTGACCGATTATGTGTGTTTGATCATCAAGGGCGGAGTTTGTATATAATGTATAATTACTGGAAGGTCCTACGATTACTGAAGTATCAGTACTTATGGAAGCTGGAGCTCCTGTCGGCAATAGTTGTCTACTACTGGTAGATGACCAAGATGCCAATGCATTACCATTTAAACTTTCTCCCTCACCTGTTCTGAATACTCCATCAAAAATTCTCCAATTACCCCCACCATAAAATTTGTCTTTATTCGTGCCTCTGTGCCACATAAGTCGAAGGTTTTCGTTACCAGTTCCAGCAGCCTGAAAATAATAATCACCTGGATGTGGTGACCCATAAAGATTTGTAGCATCACCTTCAATAGGACGAGGACAATTATATCCAGTTTGTCTCAATTCCCATTTAAGAGGACCGCTACCTGCCATTGTTGTGGTGAATACTTGTCTTGGAAAAACCTTATAATTATAATATTCATTAATGAGTGTACCATTTGGAAGAAGGTCACCATTCACGTCTATGTTCTTGCCCCAAACCCCAAACTGAATGCTATTACCGTATGAGTCTCTTGGAGAATCCGGTACTACTTTTCGTGAACCAGAATATGTTGAAATATCATTTCGGTCAACTTCAATTTTTGTAGCTCCTATATCAGCATCGTCGATTGCCTTTGCCTCAATAACTTCTCCATCAGCTACTACATCAGGAAATACACAATAAGAGTCAAGTGATTTATCAATTAGCCCTCTATGATGATATACAAAGAAATTCTTTCCTAAATTCTTATCGCCTTGGCCATCGACATCAGTATGCCCATTATTTAAATTTAAATTTTCTAAAGTATGCTGGCTTCCAGGCCTCTGTGTACTTTCAGGTGGAAATCCATCAATTGCAGGTTTAGATTGTTTTTCACTTGACCTCATAACAACATATGTGCCATTAGGCGAAGTATCACTTACTTGTATAAATGGTGTATCGTCGTAATCTTCAAAAATAATAATATCTCGTAGCCCTAATGGTGGACCATCATAAAATGTTCTTGGACAATTATAATCTTGAATACCTGGAACATGTAATTGATTTCGGCCATCTTCCAGTTTAACAATTCTTCCACATCCGTATCCTTTCAAACCATTATGATCTATGATCTGAACTTTTGTTCTAGTCTCATTACCAATATTCTTTTTATGAATACCTGTTGTTGGTTTACTTAGATATGCGTATTTGTTATCATCTGCATCACTAAGCCCTGAAATATAAGTAAAGGAATCAAAAACACTACCACTATCTCCACCTTTAACATTTCGTGGTTTTGGAGAATTTGCATCGATTAATAAATTACCAACTCTAGGTACTTCTTTATCTCCTTCTTGTCTTGATGCTGCCTTAATTCCCTTTGGAGTTCTTTTTGGCAAATTCCATGCGACATAATGATATTTGTGAAAGGCATCACCGACGCCTCCACCTGCCTGTGGACCAAAGTTAGGAGCTAGCCAATCTCCTCTAAAAATTTCGTTCCATTTGTGTGGAGCTTTGTATGTAATAAAAATTCGTTGGTCAGAAAACAATCTTTTATAATTAGTTTTTCTTGGATTATCAGCCCCAGCATAATTGTCATTTCCAACTGAATTTATATGTGAAAGAAACGAAGGTGTATTATCTTTAGGATTACCATCTTCAGTTTGGTTAATAGTTCCAATTCGGGTTGAGTTACCTGCTAGGTTAGTTCCTGATCTTGGTATTCCAAATTTTATCTTTTCAGACAACTTACCTTTTTTAAATTTGCTAGAAAGCGGATTTTCTGACCAAAAATGATGAGAGTGTAAAGTTTGAGGTCTATCATTATACCTATCATATCCTTCAAGGTAGACTCTTCTATCTTTAACTTCATCGGCTACTCGAGGACTTAAGATAAAATACATCTCCATTGAATAAAATGTATTTGGCTTAAATGGGTTTAAATATTTGTTTCTTTCAGATGTAGGTCTAGTCATTCTACCATCTTGAATTGGCGCAACCACATATACTCCGTCTTTTTGATACGACATATTGGTTATTTCATTATTACCATGAATGTCATTCGGAGATTGAAACTGGTCATTAATACCACCGCTATTTGCTTTAACAAAATAATATGCTGGAGGGTTATTACCATCAGTAAGACCATCATCATCAGAGTCGTCATCAAACTTAGGATTATTACTATTTAAACTAGGCGCATATCGTGCGACAAATAAAGGGTTATCGTCTGAAGTAATTCGTATTCCAGTTGTCTGGTCAACTTCCCAAAACTTCATTATTATTGGAGTAGATGTTCGTGCTATTTTACTAAATGCGGAGTTATTATATCTGCCTGAGTTTGTTGTAATTAAAATTCTATCAGTTGTATTATCACCACCAATACGTGTACTTATACCATCTCCATAGTCGAAGAACCCAGGGTTAAAGTAGCCTGAGAATTTTGCGATTCCTGCGTTATTGGAAGTGTTAACTATTGTTGGGTGAAACCCTTGCCGGCCTGAATAATTAAAAACACCAGCCTTAAAGGCAATTTCTTCTGCTACTATTCGCTTACCATTTAAATCGTTTTCATCAAATTCATAAAAAGCTTCAGAATCAGAAGGAGCTACAGCAGTATTTGGCGTAAAGTAATTTGTTTGCTCTGCTACAAAAGAGCCTCCACCTTCAGAACGTATATCTGTTGCATCTCCATATACATCTGGCCAATTATAATACTGAGCAAGAAGACCATCACCACCACCAGTTTCAAAAGCTTCTCCTAATTGAATCGATACTTTATCTAACTGATTTTTAATTGTTTGAAATGGATTGGCCTTTCTAAAAACTCCATTAATCGCGGGTTTTGATAAATCATCAGTTTCAATATCAGTAAGACGATTATATTCGCGAACCCCTTTAAACTTAAGATCACCATTACTTCCTAATTCTCCATACGTTGATATTCCATTAACAATTGAAATATCATCATATGTGTAATCACCAAACGCTTGAGTTAAAATGTTAGTAAGCCCTTGAGTTTTATTTGGAACTTCTTTGAAGTTGTTTTTTAATAACAACCCTTCTGTTTTAAATAGTTTGTCAGTGCTCATGTAAGTATTTATCCAAAGTTATGTCAATGGTCCTTTTAAGAGTAGGAAATAAATAACATCATTTATTTCTCCAGTAGTAATATCCTTTTCTTTTATAACAATTGGCATTTTATGTGTAAACCCGGTACTTCTTGGAGAATTTAGAGATGATGTAAATGATCCTGCAGGCTGATTTATTCTATTTTCTGCGTATATAGTTCCAGCAGTTGATTCTTGAGCTAGAGTAGGTTCTACAATATGTCTACTTGCGTAATCTTCAATTACAATTCTATCTTCAAACTCTAATTTTCCAATATTAATAGTTGTAACAAATGAAGGATTACTTTGGTCAACCGTTTCAAATGTTCTAATGTGTTTTTTACCGGCTGAAGAATCTGCGGTCCATGGTCCATCAAATGTTGAGAAGGCTCGTGTATATGCGTACGTACCAGGGTTTTCTAAATCTTCTTCTTTAATATAAACAGCCGGAGCGTGAGGGCAATCATTAAATAAATTGCCTGTTGTCTCATCAGATATATCATTAACATCATTAACACCTATGGGGTCTTGAATTTGAAGAGCTCCTCCAATAACTAAATTCTCAGAAGACGTATTAATATTATCAGTATTTGTAGTTATTTTTTGTAAGCCAATTTCTTCAGCTACATCAACTTCGCCTTGTATCTCACTCAATACTTCTTTGAACGTATGCTCTATTAATACGTTTTGCCAATCACTTTCTGTATTTGAAAATCTATCAGTAGTACCTTGTAAGTTATACATCTGTCCTAAACCTTCAAAATGTCTATAAAGATTTTTAACACTTCCTGTTCCACCTGACTGATCATCTCCCAATCTGATTAATGTTTTAGGTCCGCCTTGAGCCCTTAATATTGGAGGCACTAATCCACGAAGGTCACTTTCAGAAATAGGTACTTGCCTAGTAAACTGAATAATATTAGGACTATTGAAAATCATCAACTGAGGACTTTCAGCATTATATATAGTAGTAGCCGAACCAATCTTAAATTTTAAATCTATTGTACCGGAACCAGCTAAAAAGC